GCGCAAGTGGCTGATGACGTATTGCGGGGCAGAAGCTGGCGACCCTATGGAACAGCAATACGTTGAGGAGGTTGGCCTGAAGTGGATGGTCAGCGCAGTCGCACGGGCTATGCAGCCGGGCTGTAAGGCTGACGGTGTGCTGATATTGGAGGGTGCGCAGGGTGCATTTAAATCCACAACCGCAAAAATATTAGCCGGGTTGGAGTTCTTCGGAGACAACCTGCCGCCGATGCACACCAAGGATGCAGCCAGCTACGTGCGTGGCAGGTGGATCATAGAGCTGGCCGAACTGGCAAACGTCAGCAAGGCAGAGGTGGAGATCGTCAAGTCGTTCATCAGTCGCACCGAGGAGCGGTTCAGACCAGCATACGGGCGCAACGAGGTTTCATATCCACGGCAATGCGTGTTCATCGGCAGCACCAACAGGACAGACTATCTGCGAGACGACACAGGTAACCGCAGGTTCTGGCCGGTGCAGGTTGGCCGGGTTGACGTGAAGGCGTTGCAAGCAGACCGCGATCAGCTATGGGGCGAGGCAGTTGCGCTGTACAGGGCAGGCGAGACGTGGTGGCTGTCTGCCGCCGTGGAGCGCATCGCAGCCCAAGAACAGGGCGACAGGATGCTGGAAGACCCGTGGACAAGTAATGTGCTGGCAATCGTCGAGGATAAAACAGAGGTGTGCGTATCGCAGGTGCTGGGCGACATGATGATCGAGGTTGGCCGGAAGGACCGGATGATGAGCAACAGGGTGCAGTCGATCCTGATGCAGAACGGTTGGTTTCGCAGCGGAAGGTTAACCAGTGGGACGTACAACGGGCAGAACAGGTTCATCAGAAAACAGGACGCCAAGCAGCAAGCTGAACGGGTACAGGCAGCCGAGGTTAAGGCGGCGGCGGATGTGGCCAGTGGCCTCGGTGATATGGAATCAGATGTGTTCTAACATAACCTAGACAAACGAATAGAAATCACGAATAGAGCATGTTTCTGAGACATGCGGGAGAAATTGAAATGGAGCGAATAGGATACCTGTTTTATACTTATCTTTAAAACTTTTATAAGTTACTGTATATATAGGGCTATGGGGCAGTATGTCTGGAGAGGTAGGGATATTCGCTATATGGGTAATTACACTTAGCACCCATAGGCATGTGTCGACGGTGTTTGTATTCGTATTCGTTGGCTAAGGTTAAGGCGTTAAAAAGGGGCATAAAACGTGGCCGTTCGACCGAAAACTACAACAGCAGACAACATCACAAACCCGGTTAAATCGGATAGCGAAGCCGCATGGCGGGCAGCGGTACAGTACAGCGATGAAGCTGCGATACGGGTTGAAGGGCAGTGGGGAATAGGACGGCTGGAGCAGCTTGTGCAGCCTGACCTTGCCGCAATGTTCGCCTTGGCGCAAAGGCAGCTTGATGAGGCGATAAGACTGGGAGATGCAAAGCTGGCGGCGCAAAAGTCTGCGTCACTGGCAAAAGGCTGGATGGCGATGGACAAGGCTGCACGGGCAGCAGGACATAAGCCAGAGGATGCAGGCAATGTCTGGTTCCATGCGTCAGATGATGGCAAGCATAAGTATTGCTTTTGCGCACGGGCGAACGAGGGAGTCGGGTTATCCAGACGTTACCCGGATCACATTGTTGTCTCGTTCGAGGAGGTCGCACGGTTGATGCAGGCGACTGATGCAGGCGTGGCAGTGGCGGCAGTTAAGCAGGTGTTCCCGGGTGCTACAATGGCAGCAGGACGCATACCGCGAGGTGGGGATGAGATACCGTTTTGACGTGCCAGAGTTTTGGCAGTATACCTGACATAAGGAACAGGCAGGAGTATCGGGTGAGGAAGAAAAGCACGCCGCCAAGGTCGCCACCGAATCCGGTTGAGGCTGTCATCGAGCAGGCTGTTAAGCCGATAGGACGGCCAAGCGGGAAGACGCCAGAGGTTATCGAGGCTGTGCTGATACGTGTGTCATCAGGTCGCTCGTTAGCATCGGTTGGCAATGACGACGATATGCCAGATGTCAGGACGTTGCACAGGTGGATAGCGGAGGACGACGCCTTCCGTCAGGCTTACACGCGTGCCTGTGCGAACCGTAGCCTCGTTTACGCTGACACCATTGGTGACATTGCAAAAGGGGTATTAGCGGGCAAAATAGCGCCCGACGCTGCCCGTGTCGCAATCGACAGCTACAAGTGGCTTGCTGCCCGGCTACAGAGCGGCCTGTACGGCGATAAGGCCGAGGTAAACGTGAACCACAGTCACACGTTGCACCTTGACGCCTTGCGTCAGTTGGCACAGGAGGCACGGGATAGCAGGGTGATAACGGTCATCGATAACGAGGAACCTAGTGGGCCAGCAGCTATGCCGAGACTGTAACAGGGATGCAGGCGTCACCTATACCGTGGATGCCGGATAGCCCCCCCGCCCGGCCCCCCGGGGGGAGCGGCTGCTAATGCACCACCCCTCACACAAAATCACAACATAAAAGGTGAACAGTGAAGCACAAGCCACAATCCAAACAGGCAGAAGTGCGCCCCGGCTACGAGATCAGCTGGCGCGACATTGGCGACTTGCTTCCGTATGCCCGCAACAGCCGCACGCACAGCGATGCACAGGTGGCTCAGATTGCTGCGAGCATACGTGAGTTTGGCTGGACCAATCCGATCCTTGTTGACACGGACGGCACGATCATTGCCGGGCATGGTCGCGTCATGGCGGCACGGAAGCTGGGTGAGCAGCAGGTGCCTGTGATAACCTTGGGGCATATGACGGATGCCCAGCGCCGGGCTTATGTTATTGCGGATAACCAGTTGGCCATGAACGCCGGGTGGGATGCCGAGATGCTAAAGGTGGAAATTGCGGAACTGGCTGACGCCGACTTCGATCTGAGCTTGCTGGGCTTTGATGATAAGGTGCTGGCTGGGTTAACGGCTGAAGTGACGGACGGGTTGACTGATGACGACGCTGTGCCTGAGCCACCGGCCATCCCGGCGACTGTGCTTGGGGATGTGTGGGTGCTGGGGAACCATAGGCTGATGTGCGGCGACTCGACCAGCATCGATGCAGTTGAGAGACTGATGGCTGGCAGCAAGGCTGACATGGTGTTTACTGATCCGCCTTATGGGATGAGCTATGAAGGCGGGCGTGGGAAAAAAAAGTTTGGCATGATTGCCAATGATGATGCTCAAGGTGCGGACCTAATTGCTTTGGTCCGTGATGCGCTAGTTGGCGCAAAAACGTATAGCAAGGCTGGCGGTGCAGCTTATGTATGCTTTCCTTGGCGTACTTATGCGCAATTTGAAAACGCTATGCAGGAATGCGGGTTTGATATTAGTGCCTGCATTGTTTGGGACAAGAAAAGCATTGGGCTTGGTCATCAGCATTATCGCCCTCAGCACGAATTCATTTTTTACAGCAAGGGCGGGAGCTTCCACGGCAATAGAAGTGAATCAGACGTTTGGTACATGAGCCGGGGCAGCACTGGGGAATATGTACACCCAACCCAGAAGCCGGTTGAGCTTATTGTCCGGGCGTTAAATAATAGCAGTAAATCCGGCGACGTGGTGATTGACTGTTTTGGCGGCAGCGGATCAACTCTAATCGCCTGCGAGAAGAACGGTCGCTACTCTCGCCTCATGGAACTGGACCCGAAGTATTGCGATGTCATAATCAAACGCTGGCAGGACTTCACCGGGCAGCAGGCAATGCTTGAGGGAGATGGCCGCACGTTTGCGGAGGTGGCAGATGGACGGTTGGTATAAGTATGTTCTACACAGGCTTGTTGTGGATTATGAGCATATTGGCTGGCGCGTTGTTGCTGACCTTGGTCCTCCTCATAACCACTATTCTGTTCTGATGCAGTGGTTTGGAGACGGGGAACCTGTGATGCCGGGAAAGAAAGCACCTAATGCCTGAGAACAATGACGCAGGAGCTTACGTTGATTTCATCCGTGCTTACAAAAATGATCCTGTCGCCTTTGTGCGCAAGGTTCTAAAGGCAGAACCGCTTCCGTGGCAATGCGAGTTCCTTGAAGCAATCGCCCGTGGCGAACGCCGCATCAGCGTCAGGGCTGGCCACGGTGTCGGAAAATCGACAGCCTGCGCATGGGCATTGATCTGGCATGCTTTGACGCGCTACCCGCAAAAGGGTGTTGTGACAGCGCCCACGGCTGCTCAGTTGTTTGACGCGCTGTTTGCAGAACTGAAGGCATGGATCAACAAGCTGCCGCCCGTGCTTCGCGATAGCATCGATATGTTTTCAGATAAAATCGTTTTGCGCGGAGCGCCGGAGTCTAGTTTTATTTCGGCTAGGACATCCTCGGCAGACAGGCCGGAGGCGTTGGCTGGTGTGCATAGTGAGCATGTGCTGCTGGTGGTGGATGAGGCGTCGGCTATTCCTGAGACTGTGTTCGAGGCTGCGGCAGGTTCCATGTCAGGCCATAGCGCAACAACCATCCTGATCTCGAACCCGACACGCGGCTCTGGTATGTTTTACAAAACGCACCACCAGCTTGCATCCGACTGGTTCAGAATGCATGTTTCATGTTTAGATAACCCTCTGGTATCAAAGGACTTTGTCACCCAGATTGCGTCCACATACGGGGAGTCGAGCAATGCTTTTCGAATACGGGTCTTGGGAGAGTTTGCTCTTGCAGACGACGATACTCTTATTCCTGCTGAGTTGGTTGATGGTGCAATTAACAGAGACTTGACGGTTAGCGGCGATGAGCCTGTGGTGTACGGGTTGGACGTTGC